TGAACTTTGCCATAGAGCATTGAAGTGTCGTCACGAAAGACTAGAAGGAACACTTTCTGATGTTGCTCCTATTCTTTGGCAAGACGGTGCAATCGCAAGACTAGAACAGGGAGAAAAGATTGATAAGCTACTCCATGGTGGATATAGTACAATCTCTTTGGGGTATGCTGGTCTTTATGAATGTGTAAAGTATATGACTGGACATTCTCATACCGAAGAAGGAATCGGACGAGAATTTGGTCTAAATGTCATGCAAGCACTTAATGATAAGTGTGAAAAATGGAAAGCAGAAGAAAATGTCGGATATAGTCTATATGGCTCTCCAATCGAGAGTACTACTTACAAATTTGCTAAATGTTTGAAAAAGCGTTTTGGAATTGTTGAGGGTATTACAGATAGAGACTATATTACGAATAGTTACCATTAACTGATAGTGGCTTAATATAGTGATGTATTAAGAAAACCTCGTGAACTCTTTTTTAGAGGTGTCTATCATTATTTGATAGGCTAACGGTTCAGAAGTAAGTAATTACAATATGAGTAAGAGAGCCTAAGTCCTAATTAGGATAAGGCAATACCGTGCTAAATCTTTTATGAGAAAAGTGTAACGACTATCGAAAGCATTTTATAAGAGAAAAACTTATAAAAGAAGCAAGTAGAGTAATTCTTAATTCAATATAGAATGAAGTGCGAGGGTTCTATATTTTGGTAAAAGAGATATAGAATATGAGATAGTCTATTCCCTAACAAAATATCAGGAAACTGAGGGTACAAAAGACACCAGTTTTTGAAGAAATAGACCCATTTGAAAAACTTAGAATTGAAAGCGAATTTCAGAAACTAAGTTCAGGCGGTCATAACTAACTTTTGTAGCCGCCTTAAACCACATGAACCTTGCCAAAGGGTGTAGTCATTTTGACTGCTAACGATAGAGACTTATTGTGAACCAATAAATAATATCGTGCCAAGCCTACTTATAGTAGGAAGGTCTACAGACTAATAGTGATGAGTGTAACTATTAGGGACAGAGATAGGCACTGTTCCGAAGCGTGTGGCTAGTGTAGGAGGATAACCACCTACTAGAAGAAATAGTCGGAGGTAAAAATATGTATCAATGTGAAATTTGTGGAAGAAAAATCAATAAGAAACTTAAAGCATCAGGATATGTATTATGTTCAAAACATTACAAACAATATCATAAATATCATAACTTTCTAGATAATAACCCAAGAACAGTATATGACTTAAACGATTACAAAGTATATAACGGAATTGCAGAATTTAACATCTATAATCAGAAAAACGAATATGTAGGAAGTTTTATTATAGATGAAGATGATATTCAAAAGGTAAAATATAAAAAATGGCGAAAAGATAGTTTTGGTCGTATTATCACTGGAAATTGTTCTAATACACGTCCAAGACAAGAACTTTCTCGTTTGATTATGAATGTTACTGATGAAAATTTAGTAGTAGACCATATTGACTGTGACACTACTAATAATCGTAAATCTAATCTAAGAATTTGTAAACAAGCTGAAAACACATTTAATAAGTCATTCATGTCAAATAATGTAAGCGGAATTATTGGAGTTTGTTGGGATAAATATAGAAATAGATGGACACCAGAAATTCAATATAAAGAAACTAGAGTTCATCTTGGTAGATATATTAAATTTGAAGAAGCTGTGTATGTTAGGCATATTGCAGAAATGATACTGTTTGAAGAATATAGAAATCAAGGAAAAGATGAATATAAAGAAACTTTATTTAATTTAATTGATGAAGAACGCAAAAAGGAACTAGAAGAATACACAAAGAATAAGATTGATGCAAAGTATAACCTTGGCAGTAAGTTATGTTGAAACATCAGACCTTACAAAAAATCCAGAAGCAGTTCTTGAAGTAATTAAGTTCATCTATGATAATATCATGTATGCTGAACTTAATACCAAGTCAGATTATTGCCATGTATGTGGTTTTGATGGTGAAATCAAAATCATTGATGAAGGTGGAGAACTGATTTGGGAATGTCCTAATTGTGGTAATAGAAATCAGGATAAAATGTCTGTTACCAGAAGAACGTAAACATTCGTGCGTTCGTTAAATAGCGTAAACTGCGGGGAGTTCCTTAGAGTTTTAATTACCAAGTAATAATGGTGACATTATTATGGCTTATCTAATCAATAAGGTATGGTAACAAGATTAAAAATTGGATAATCCGCAATTAAGCCCCTCTACAATAGAGAGGAAAGTTCAGAGACTATAATCGCTACTAATTGTATAATTAGATGGTATAGTCCAAACCGACATTGAATAATGTGTTAAAGTATCGCGAAAGCGACGGTATAATTTGGTGGATATTTAGGAAGTCACTTCTGGAATCAAGGTAGAACGCAGGAAATCAATGAAAGATACGTCCATCTGGATGACGTTGAAATGAAAAGTCAAGAATGATTTCTGAAGATTTTTTTTAGAAAATACTTGACAAAATCAAAACCTTATGATATAATGTAGGAAATTGAATGATGTGGTACTTGGGTATAGTTCATTCTATACCCAAGTCGCATCTAACTAAAAATGATGGTGATAAATTATGCAATGGGCAAGTATCAGAAAACTTGATATTTCCAACGGTGAAGGCATTGGAATCGCTTTATTTGTTCAGGGATGTCACTTCCATTGTAAGGATTGTTTTAATTCTGTTACATGGGATTTTGAAGGTGGCAAGAAATGGACAGAAGAAGTAGAAAATAAGTTTATTAGTCTCGCAAATAGAGACTATATTAAAAGAATTAGTATTCTAGGTGGAGAACCATTAGCACCTGAGAATGTAAAAACAATTCTTAATCTAATCAATAGAATCAGAGATACATACGGAGATACAAAAAAGATTTGGCTATATAGCGGATATTATTGGGACGAAATCTTTATTAACCCACTAGATAGAATGGATGTATCTAACGAAGAAAGAAAAGAAACCGTAAAGAAATGTGATTTTCTTGTAGATGGTAGATTTGAAACAGACCTAAAAGATTTTAATTATCAATGGGCAGGAAGCACAAATCAAACTGTTATTGATGTTAAAGATAAGCTAGACAAAGACGGAATCAGAATGTAACATAGTTTATTAGATAACCGTAAGTATTTTCTAAAAAAAATTTTAGAAAGTACTTGACAAAATCAAAATCTTGTGGTATAATGTGATTATAAGCTAAGGAACAGAGAACATATAGGAGGAAACAGAACATGAGTCGTGATGAAAATAAAAGTACATTGATTTGCAATAGAAATAGAGACGGATTCAAATTAGGAGATAATTTCGATATTGGAAAAATTAACTGGACTATTATTGAAGCATATGAAGATTCTGTACTTTGTATTGCTACAGATGCTCTATTCAAAAGTTCATACGATTATGATTTTTTTATGGATTATGCCCACTCAGTTTTACACAGCAAAGTAACAACTTTTGAAGATACTATGATAGATAGATGTTATGCTTATAGATATATGTTCAAAGAAATTTATATAAATTTATTTTGTTCAGGAGAAATGGGTGCATATTTCAACCCACATTTTGACTTACTTAATTTTGCGACTTATGAAAGATTAAAAAGCAATATTCCTACTGTATCAGAAGATTGTTGGCTATCTACACTGTCACCGTATTCTAATGATAGAAAAGCCATGGTAGTTTTAAGTAATGGAGACGTTAAACTAGATGACCTTGCAATTAAACATGGTGTTCGTCCTATTTGTACACTATATTCAAGAGTTCTTAAACGGTATCTAAGCGAACAAGAAAACGATAATATTGAAGAATCTAACAAAAAACTTGAAGTACAACACAATCCAGAATTTCCAACTATATATTTTGCAAAGGTAGACGAAAAAAGTATTATTCCATCTAAAACACAAGAAAATGGTGGATATGATGTATATGCTTGTTTTGAAGAAGATTACATTGATATTCCACCACATGAGATTAAAATGATTCCTACTGGTATTGCTTCTGCTTTTTCTGATGACTATGTAATGGTTCTTAGAGAACGCGGAAGTACAGGAACTAAAGGAATGGCTATTAGGGCTGGCGTTATAGATTCTGGTTATCGTGGTGAATGGTTTGTACCGATTTGTAATGTAACTGATAACTGGATGTTTATTACAAAGATTTCTAAAGAAGAAATCATTAGGGAACGCGGAATGGAAGTTGGAGGAATGATTTCCGTAGACCCAAGAGAATCTAACGGTGTATTTTATCCGTATTCAAAAGCAATCTGTCAAGCACTTCTGCTCCCTGTTCCAAAGGTTGTAGCGGAAGAAATTCCTCTTGACGAGCTACAGTGTATGTGGTCAGAAAGAGGAACTGGTGCATTGGGAAGTTCAAATAAATAAGCCCGATGTAGGTCTTGACTGTTTATATATAGATGCGTTAACGCGAAAAAAAATAGGGGCTGTCATTACTGACAGCCCCTATTTTTTGAGGTTTTACATTTTTATCTATATGATTAAGATAAATATGATTATGGAAGTTCCATTAAACGTGTTGTAACACTGGAGTAAGTTGTGCCACTTGATAAATTTCCAATTTTAAATAATCCATAACATCCACCGCTTGTAGCGTTACCACCATATTGTGTGTTGCCACCTGTTGTTAACACATTGTTATTGTATTCTTCCCAATAGTCGCACGAATAGGTCGTATAAGAACCATTGTTTTCAGTTGAATAGAACATTGGATAACCACAAGGACTAGAAACTTTAAATTTACTAGCAAATCCAGAATCAGGAAGTTTTTCTACAAAAGTACCACCAGAACTAAAAGAAAATTCTTCCGGATTCAAAATGATATACCATCCAGTAGAATTACAATATCCACCATCCATAACTTCACTTCCTGAACCCCACAAATCTTCGATGTTACGATACTGTTGTCCATATCCAAAAGATGCGCGAGAAGATAGCATTGTTCCAGTATGGTATGGCATTGAATCTGTACTTCCTGTTGTTTCTACTTTTGTGTTGCCACTTGGTGCTACTCCGTATCCAATCTTTGCTTGTGAGTTCCAGTTTGCAAATTCTACAAGATAGAGTAGCCATATAGTAAACCTAGTAGTAAAGTCTTGCATCCAGTAGCTACTGCCAAGGGCTTCACAACCTTTTTTTGTAGTAGTAATAGTTGCACCTCTGCTCGATGGCGTAGTTCCGCTTTTACTCTTATAACTTCCTATACCACTATAATAACGCCCTATATAAACGACATCGCGTTCACCATGTCCATCCCCTCTATCCATATGAGCAGGAGATACATGAAAATCATCTAACAACTCATTGCTAATCTGAATTGAAAGCCCATTTCCATTTTGTTTAAGTCTATAGTAGAATTTAGGAATAGAAACCATTGTACCACCTGTACGTTCGTTGATAACCATTCCCATCCATGGCATGATGTTATCAAATGGAGAACTATAACTTGTAGCACCACTGACATAAGGTACAGGGTCATCGAAATTAGCAGCATCATCTGTTCTTGTCCATGCAGTCGTACTTGTTCCATCCCAACTTACTCCATAAATCTTTACATCATCAGATGTACTCCATGATTTATTTTTATAAATATCAGTTAGTTTGAATACCCAATATGAACCGTCCCAAACTTTAACATTTACATTTGTAACCTTAATATAGATTCTATCTGTAATATTAACTGCATAGTCTCCAAAATTGTCAGGCGCACCAATTTCTGAATAAACAACATCAGAGTCAATCCAAATGTCACCAATGGCAGTTGCAGTTGGTTGACTACTTTGAACGAAAACTTCTCCAATTTCACTATCGGTTCTTACCCAAACTGTATTTTCTTTTGCATTTTGAGGTCTAGTTAACCCACCTTGCACATAGAAGTTGAGTTTACCCCCCCCGCTTTGTGGGAGGTGCTATCATTCCCATAATCATATCTCCTTTTAATCTATGTAAATAAAAAACACTATACTATTGCGGAACAATAACATAGTGAAAGAAATATATTCTTTTTTTTAGATTTGAGGAATCAACCCCAAACACCTACACATCCAGTCCAATCAGTCCCATTCCAATAATTAAGAGTACCATTACTTGTGTTCAACCAAATCTTAGTTTTATCAGAATCGGATGTTGGAGCGGATTCAGACCTAACCAATACATCTGTTGCGCTTGCATTAAATGTGATAATATTATTAGTCTTATCCACATTAGCTGTGATTGTTCTGTCTTTAACAAATGTATTAGCTGGCATCTTATCTGTAGAGCCAGACAATACAGGTGTTACAGTATCAATAACCGTTTCACCTGATGAAGTAGTATATGAAATATTCATTACAGAACCAACTACATAGTTATTAGGCGCTCTAAATCTAATACTATAAATACTTGTAGTAGGTTCATATTTTAATGCAATATTATAAATTAAACTCTGTTCATTGAAAGAAATTGTATCTACATCAATAACTGTGTTGTTAGAACGGTCAACAATTTCATTAACTGTACTTGACTGTATAATATATTTACTAAGAACATATTTATACAGCAAGTTCATCATACCTACCTGTCCTTTATTATAGACATCGGTATCATCTGGATAATCACCAGTGCTATATTTTACACCACTGGACGAAGAAGTAAATGTCTCAGAACCAGTATTAGTTCTATTTAGACTTTCATACAGTTCTGTATACTTTGTAGCTTCTGCTGTCAAGTTATTGCTATTTGGTGCAGGAACTTGATTAGGTAAATTCAAAAAGGTTGCCATATAGCTTTATCTCCTTTCCTCATTTAATCATTATCCAACCTTGCTCTAAGTCTCCATATTTATAAAAAATATATACTTTTTGACCGACTACTAAATCTTCACCAGTCATATTTTTATATGGATTACTTGGGGTTGACATATCACTTGGAAAAAAGACGGTAGCTTTTTTAGTGGTAGCATCATAACTTGCTACAATGGCAACTTGACTTACGATAAGTCCAGCACTTCTTGCTATTTGGTTAAAAGCAGATTTAACAACATCATATACGAAGTTATATTGTTCTTGTGCTTTTTTAATTTCACTCATAGCCATTATTCTATCTCTACCGCCTTTGCCAAGTTAATTGTAGATTGTATATCTACGCCGATAGGTAATTCTATACTGTTGATTAGGAATCTTTCTTTTTGTGAATTTAAGTATGTATCAGTTAGTTCAACGATTTGGTTTACATCTAAATGATACAAAGCTAAACAATTTATGTCTACATTAGATAGTTTAGCCCTTGCTTTCTTTAATTCCCAATTCGCTCTCGCCTGTGCTTTTTCTAGTGTATCAATTCCCTTAACATATTCAGTAATCATTTTCACTTTCTTGAATCCAACATTAGGAATAGAGTTAGGGTCAGAAAGGTCATTATTGAGTGCTTCGTATGTAATTGGGGTTTCAGAGTTTTGAATATTTTCACCAACAACGAGAACCGAGTTATAGATTTCACTTAATTGATATTGTTTTGTTGCGTTCAAATAGTTGTACTCATCTTTACTGAATGAATAAGCTGGTGCTTTATACATATCAGCATCATCTGATGGGTACATATTCAATCTGCCGTTTTCATCATAGTAAATATAAGCACTAATATTAAGTGCTACTTCTAATAGTACATCAGAAATAGTTTCACCAGCAGATTTTGTAATGTCATAGGTTATTTCCATATCTTCAAACTCTTTTGATATAGATGGTTCTACTGGGTCGCCAACTATATTGAGTCTTAGTGTCTTTCTTATCAAGTCACCAACTTTACTACCCATCTCTACTGTGTAAGTTCCTTCAAGAATACCACCATTCTGACCGTTCAGCATACTCCATTTATCCGTTCCAGAAAGTTCAATTTTTCTTTCAGATAGATTACTTGTCATAGCGGGGTCATCGAATACAAATACGCCTTGTGGGAAGTATTTAGGAATATCATCAATCTTATAACCTAGATATAATTTGAACTTATCGCCAATGCTTATGTTTTCAATAAAGTCATTGTATCTACCATCATAATTAGGTAGTGAGAAATCGCAAGTCCTTCTTACACCTTCATCAAGGGTGTTGTTTACAGAACCACTATCATCTATAATATCACCCTCTATAACCTTTAGTACACTTTCATCTTCTTTTCTGAGAAGTTCAACTTTATAGACAGGTGTTCTAAGATTATCTTTGATATGGTCGATGTACTGTTCAATAGTTGGTGTTTTCTTTGTATAAAAAGAGTGAACTGGAAGTCCTTCAACGCCGATAATCCCTGTTTGTGGCTTGATTCTATAGGTTATTCTTCT